ACGACGCTGATTAAGAAGCTGCTTAAAGAGGCGCTTTCCGGCGAGAAAGTCGTCCTCATTGAAAACGAGTTCGGCGAAATCGGTATTGACGGCGGCTTCATGAAGGAAGCCGGTATTCAGGTGACGGAGATGAACTCCGGCTGCATCTGCTGCTCGCTGGTGGGCGACTTCGGCAAGGCGCTCCGTCAGGTTATCGACCAGTATCATCCGGATCGCATCCTCATCGAGCCGAGCGGCGTCGGCAAGCTCTCCGACGTCATCCGCGCCGTCGAGGGCGTGGAGAAGGATATCCCGGAAGCCGAGATGGGCAGCTTTGTGACCGTCGCGGATGCGGGCAAGTGCCGCATGTACGTCAAGAACTTCGGCGAATTCTTCCTCAACCAGATTGAATATGCCGGCACCATCCTGCTCAGCCGCACGCAGGGTATGAGCCAGGAGAAGCTGGAGGCCGTCGTCGCGCTGCTGCGTGAGCACAACGCCAAGGCGCGCATCATCACCACCCCGTGGGATGAGATCAGCGGCGAAACCATCCTCGCGGCGATGCAGGACGATCACGACCTCGCGACAGATATGCTGGCGACGGTGCTGGCCGAGCATCACGACGACAACACCTTTATGGTAGTTGCAGTCCCCATGTCTTCCCTGTTCTATATTCTGGATGGCAAACCGATCAGCGATAACAACGACGCGACAATCATGGCAACCGCTCGCTGGTATCTGGACGAGATGCAGCGCAATCTAAATGACGCGATTGAAGCCGGGCTCTCGGAAGCACAGCGACAGATCCAGGCCAACATTGATTCTTTCAAGTTCGTCACCAGCGACTTAAGTTGCGCCAATATTGCCAGCGGCATTCTTTATTTGCCGATCGAATTCACCTATCCCGATGCAGCAGCAAGCGCCAACAATAACTATACTGGCTAGACCGAAGTCACTCTTGATGAAGGCGGCGAGGAAGCCATGGCGATGGCATATCAGACCCACGATGAAGGCTATACATATCAGAATCTGTTTGACACTCCAGTGAATGGCTATCTGATTGTTCGTGATCCAGATACAGTAGACGATGATACGCCGGCAGGCAATGCGGTAGGCTGGCTACGATGGAATGGCAAGAAATATGTACCACTCAAATACAAAAAGATCAGTAATCGCTTCACTGGTGACGTAAAGCCACTCAATGACCAACAGAAGCTCGCATTTGATATGCTGCAGAACGATGATATTACTGTTAAGATGCTGGCTGGCACATTCGGCAGCGGCAAAACAATGCTTATGGTGTCCTCTGCTATTGATATGATCGAGAAGCACAAGGTTGAGAAGCTGATCTGGATTCGCAATAACATTGAAGTCAAGAATACCAAGGAGCTGGGCGCACTACCCGGCACTCTACTAGAGAAGCTCGGCGCTGCTTCTTTTGCTGGCCCTCTGGCTGATCACTTGGGCGGCGAGGCCGGTTTGGAATACTGGATCAATAATGGGCAGGTAGAAGTAGCTCACCTTGGATTTATTCGTGGCCGCGACTACAAGAACGCAATTATTATGGTTTCAGAGGCTGAGAATCTGACCAAAGAGCATGTACAGCTACTACTTGGCCGTGTTGGTGAGGGATCTATGCTGTGGCTTGATGGTGACCTGAAGCAGACTGACGAAGCCGTGTTTGAAAATAACAGCGGTATGCGTAAGGCAATTCAGTGTCTGGCTGGCAACCCGCACTTTGGATATGTCTACCTGAACAAGACAGAACGCAGCGAGACCGCACAACTGGCTGACCTGTTAGACTAAGGGGCACAGCAGAATGATAAAAGTAAGAATAGACGGCTTACGACCAATGGATTACATCTCTCCTACTGGTGACTGGAACTATGAAGCGATTGATGGTTTAGCAAAAGAGTTGTGTGACCGACTTCGAGAAGCTGAGACAGAACAGATACTGGAGGAATTCAAAAAATACATAGAAAACCAACATTCTGACAATATGGTCATATTAAACCAATTGCAAGCTCAATTGAATAATATAGCTACACACCGATATCTGATTACACCATTTAACAGAGGCATAGTAGCATGGGACAGATGAGCAAAGCCAGTGAAGAAATATTTTATGCAACCAATGAGTATCTGACCTATAAGATGTCTCGATATTTTGACACTTATGTTCTGTTGCTTGGCTTAAAAGACAACTCGGGATTCTTCATGGATTTTGTCGGTGGAGCAGGAGTCTATTATCATCTATATGAGCAGACGGGACCCGCTGTATTTGTATTTATCGATGATAATTATAAGGTACTTCGTGGAGACGACGCAGAATGGATTACTAATCTTGCTTTAAAAATATGCCAGCAATATAACGAACAGCTGTTCAACGAACAATGTGTCTGTGAGACTTTGCTATAACAGGAGAAGAAATAATGCGTGTTTTATTCGTAAGGCCATCGATCTATGACACAGTGTGCGACTGGTATGAACGCATGGATACTGTGCAAAAGCATCGCAAGGAGACCGCAATCTGTAAATCACCCGAAGATTTTTGGGATATATTCAATAAAGATAAATTCGGCGCACAATACACGACATTCTATTTTGACGATAGGCTGGCGCTGACCGATACTTTTGAATTTTTCAAGGAGATCGCGCGGCTGTATGGTGAAGAGGATGCGAAGTATATTTCAGAGAACAAAATGCGGCGGATCACCATGAACTATTTGATGAACAACAATCAGTTTGACTTGTTCCAGCAGTTCTCCATCACACCCGAATGTCTGGACGATGTAATCCATGATGCTCTGGCTGATCAACAGTGTGAATGTGTGTGCAGACCGCTATTGTAAAGGAGAGGCAAAATATGGAAAGAATACTAACGCCACGATACGGTGGACGTACATATGCGATCTGCGAATACGCTGTCAAGAACAACTGTAACATCTTGGTGCCGATGGGCGGGACGGCTATATTATGTGCACAGGACTATATCAAGGAAATCGCCAGGAATCTTGATATTCAATATTATGGGTATAGGGTTGATCATCAATGCCTTATAGTAGATTTACAAAGCAGAGCTCGCGGAGAATACAGTATTCACGTGATAACAACTACTTGTCCTCCCGATAATTATCGTGGATTGCACTTAGAGGATAAACCACTTGTTGTTGATGATATTGACCGATGCTTTAAGTTCATGTGCTTCCCGAATGTGCGAATCGATGCCTGTTCTTTGATGACATACGATCCGAGCGAGGTTGAGTTTACACCGCCAACTGCGCCTCAAGAAGTGCAGCGGGATGAATGCGTGTGTGACAGCTTGGTATAACAGAGGTGCCAACAATGGATAGATTTGATACGCTGCATGATGATCGCACGCTGCGGTGGTGTAAGTACAGGTATCCCGATGATGTCAACAGTGGCGAGATTACTTTTGACTGCACGAAAGATGGATTCACATGGACTCTGCCAAGTGATAAACCACTGCGGACCACGAACGAAGTCGTATTTTACATTAACGCAAATGGTATCCAGCGTAAAGTTCAAGCAGAAGTAAAATACTATGGCATGGGACACGATCCGTTGTGGACGATTGCAATTCCTGATGTTGTCGAGGCAGAAAACGAATGCATTTGTGAATCACTATTATGAGGCACGATATGAACAATCAATTATTGATACCCGATGATAAGATATACATGTATCTATCGGATTTGAAGCAGCCTGTGCGAATTCAATTTGAAAATGGATCGACCATAGACACTGTAAATTATGGCAATTCACATCACACTATTCAATTCGACAAATGGGTTGATTATAACACCATAGTTACTGATGAAACTTTACAAAAGTTTATCAAAGACTATATATCGAAAAATTTTCCAAAAGAAGAATACAGTGTATCTATTCACAATGAGTGTTACTGTGAGAGTCTATTATGAAAAAATATATCAGTGAAGAAGTACAACGACAAGCAGCCCTACAATTACATATCGAAATTGAAAATGATTGTAAAATAAAATTTGATAATTTCAGATTTCAAATAGACGCAGAAAATATGACGGTTTGCCGCTATGGAGAACCAGATGAAACGTTTGTAGTCAAAAGGAAAGTAAGAATTTTCTTATTAAATAATGGATTTGAATTCGAAATTGCTGGGCCTTATGGTGAACAGATGTACAGACGATATCTTAAACTGATAAATGGAGATATCAATACAAATAGTGAATATTATTGTGAAAGTCTATTGTAAAGGAGATGAATAAATTGGATACTGTTTTACTTGATGGTTCAGAATACTTAAATCAAATTGAAGAAATAAATGACCGTTTATTTTCTACGCACGATACAGTGAACTATGCGATTGTCAAAGCCAATGAAGCAAATGATCTGTCGCATTTTGCAGTAGAACGTATAGATACTATAAGAGAAACAACAACCTCGTATCAAACTGCGATTGATCAATTACAAACTCGGATCGCAGAACTTGAACATAAAATAGATTTACTGACAGGACCATGTATTTGTGAGCCGCTGTTATAAGGAGGTTTTATATGAACGATAATTCAAAATATCCCGTAACACTTGGTGAGATTATTGAGTTTATGGGTAAAGCTTATGAGATCGCAAATAATTATCCTGTGACTGTTGAAGAGCTTATTTACGCTATGCAGGTATACGCAGAATGGCAAGAGAACGTATGTGACGCCGATCTTGAAGAAACGTTATGGATGGATGATGGAACTCCCATGACGCCAGCTCTTACCAGATATTTATACCATCAGATGTATGGTTTGGGTGATATCTACGAAAACGACGAGGAGGATGGCGACGATGAGTGATCGCAAGCGTGACAAGGTATCTAAGAGCAGCTATATGCGTAACGCCCGCAAGCAGCGTATGATCGAGAATCAGTTTTTGCAGGAAGTTGAAAAGGCTCAGGAAAGCGGCGAACGCCAGCGGCAATCAGAGCGGCGGAAGCGGCGCACAATGTGGGACGACGACGAAGACTAAGGAGGTACGCAGTAGTATGGACAAAGAGCCTAAGAAGCCGGGCGGAGAGAATGATACAGAGCGAGACGATATTCAGGAGATCCGCGTTAACTCTATTCCGCTGATGGTACTTATCGCTGGTGTTTTAAGTTCCGTTGACTTTGTTGATTGGATGTTTACTATCGCAGAAATGCTTGTTGTATTCGTGCTTACATATCAGATTCTAGGACGTGTGCTCTTTACTGCCCTGGTGGTTACGCCCATTTTGGTTGTGTTTATCAGCAAGTGTCTGGCAGCCTACGATGAGATCATGTATGGCGATGATGATATGGGTGGCAGCGATGGCGAAGATGACGGCGATGACCACTTTAACGACCACTGGAATAATTTGATTCATTGAGGAGTGATATTATTTGTTTAGTCCACCATTATATAGCGTGCTAAAATTTAACTTGAATTATATCGTTTCTCATAACTATAATTTTAAACTGACACCAGAAGAGATGGAACAGTATAAGGTCTTACAGGGCGACGATATGTTGTTCAGACAGATTCGGCTCATTTCCGACGACTAGAATAAATTCCAGCGCTTTATTATCTTTGTTGATGCAACAGGCGGCCAGAACCATCCTGATGCTATCGATCATTTAGTAGAGTATGGATTCAAATTTAATGGTCAGAAATATCTGTTCTGTGAACGTAGTGCAAGTATGGTCCGTCAGAGTATGTTGAGTTTTGTTGAGCGACATATCTACCCTGAACTCGACCGTCGTGTAAGTATGGAACTGGATTTTTCTGAGACACCAACCGTCCTGAGCAAGTATTATGCTTATCGTGGTCTGATGCTGAGCAGCTGCCACTGCCTGGAAAACTGGTATCCCAAAATGATTGTTGTTCCAGACTATATGACAACGATCAAGAATCAGTGGATCGAGTATCTAGTAGACAAGACTGTGACGTTTAATGACCGCAAAACAGGCAAAGAACGTACTTGGACTCAGAAAGATATCGCCACAAAAACAGTTGACATTGATATCAACGCCTTTGATGGTGCTGGAATCTGCCATCCAAGTATCATGCGCGAATTTGAAAAGCGTATCGGCACTTCTGAACGGATGAATAGCTTGATTCTGCGTGCTCCATATATCAAGGGTTGCTTACATGAGATTGATTATGAGCGTTTTTTTGAAGAGAACGGCGTTACAAAAATCAAGGACATCTGGGGCATGGAATATGATGTAACACCTGGCAGCGAACCAATGATTATTATTACTGCTTCAATGTACAAGGGTCTCAAATATTTCAAGAAAACTGGTACCTATTCTGACTGGGAGAGATACTGGGAACTTTTCAAGAAGTACGATAACTGCCTTGGTGTAGCTAAATGGAACTTTACGCTTGAACAAGAACCGCTTTCCACCCGTAGCAACTATCAGGTCATTCAAGATCTACAGCTCGACAATGAGTCTTTTAAGCATCTAGCTGACGACAGCATTACCTGGTATCAGAATATTGTCAAAGGCGACCCAATTTATACATACTGCTTCCTTGGTTTACTTGCTGAGAACAACGACCCAATGAATCATTACATGGCTGCTGCCCTGCGCAACCCAGTGATGGTAAAAGAGCCGGCAATCAAAGATTATATTCACTCGCTGCTTGATAAATATCGCAATGAGATGAAGTGCGGTCGGCTTTGGATGAATGCTACTTTTAAGTTCTGGGCCCCTGACCTTATTGCACTGTTACAGCATATTGGTGGCCTTCCTGTGACTGGCTGCCTTGAAGACGGTGAGTTCTACAGCTTTGATCGTCGTGGTGTGATGAAGGGAGACCGTTTAATTGAGCGCAATCCCCATATTTCTGTTGCCGAGCATGTAAAGGCCAAGGCCGTAGACAACGAATACACTCGCAAATACTGCAGCCATCTTCAGAATGTTGCTATGGTAAATATCAAATCCATCGTGGCTTCAAGACTCAATGGTTCTGATTTTGACGGCGACCTGGTTCTAATCATCGATAATCCGCTGATGATGAGTGGTGTTCCTGATAATATCCCCATTACACTCGATGTTGAAGATAAGATTACTGCGTTGGCAGAATGTGATATTGTGAAAAATAAAGTTGCCTGCACCATTCGTGGATTGAAGAGTTCTATTGGTGAGATTTCAAACTACGCAACTGCATACCATAATAAGGTTCCGACTATGGAAAAGACCAAGAAGCTCTATCACGATAATATTTCGCTTTTGAGCATTTGCAACGGAAAAGCTATCGATTATGCTAAAACAGGTGTTCTATATCCGATCCCGCGTAATGTGGCAGCTTATGGTCGTCCCCTGCCCTACTTTATGAAGTATGCAGGTCCTTACTATGCACGTTTACATAATCTCAGCAAGGCACATAGCAACATGAACTTGCTTTGCATGAGTCTGGAGCGTTGGGAGCGCGGTGTACGGTGGCGCAAAGAGCCCGCAGGTAGCTTTGATTGGCATATCATGTACGACCCAGAGGTCTCCTATGACCAGGCAGTTTTTGATGAGATCGAAGCCATTTTCTTGGACTTCAACAAATGCCGCAAGGAACAGCTTGAGTTCGAAAAGAAATGCCGCAATTGGCAATTATATCATAAAGAGATTGAAGGTCGTATCACCAAGGAAGAAGCCAAAACCTATGAGACAAACTGGCAGGCGATCTATAACGTGTACCGCAACAAGTGCAAGCTGGTGTGTCCCGATGTGAGAGAGTTGGCGAATATTCTTGTGGTGCTCTGCTACGAGAAGTATCCCAATAAATTCAAGAAGTTCTTGTGGCACATGGCCGGCGCTGGTGTGGTCGAAAATATCAAGCCGATTCCTGTTCAGCTGCCAGTTCACGATTCGAACGGCGATTACGAATATCTTGGCCAGCGATATAGTTTAGCTGAGCCGAAAATCTATGAAGCGAGGGTGAAATAATATGGGTTGGTTTAAGAAGAAAACAAAGAAACTGCAGAAAATAACCAAGTGTCCTACCTGTGGCGGCTTGTTGACAAAGCAGACTGGACTGGAGCACGAATTTACTTATAAAAATCAGATGGTTCATGTGCCGGATATCACGGCGATGGTATGCGGTGATTGCGGCGAGATGTATTTTGATTATACCGAATTCGAGCGTATTTCAAATTATGTTCACGAAGCAGTTGATGGGAAGGATGAAACAGAATGAGTTATCGGTGTTTTAAAATAACAATCATTACTTTGATAGCTGTAATATGTTTGTGTCTGGGTATTGGGATTTGCGCATCTATTCCGCGCAAAAACAATGTAGGCGATAAATCTGTTTATAATGGAAGCTCTTTATACAGTATTTCCAACACGAAACTTATTTACGATGAGAACACAAGAATTGTGTATTATTGGCTGTATAATGGATATATGTCTCCATACTATAACGAACATGGACAGCTTTGTCGTTATGTAAATGGCGAGATCGTACCGATCGAGTAAGGAGGTGTTATAATGAATATAGCTGAGCAGATCCTTTATTGGAAATCAAAACCTTATTCTTTTATTGATACATATTTCGGCTCTTCACTATATTGGTACCAGAAAATTTATCTATGGATGTTTTGTAATAGGAGGTTAAATGGCATATACAACTTTCTACTGTAATGAGAATATGCTACTTGATCATTGGCAGGACTATCACGAGTCAAATCTGATGCTGCGAAATCTGCTGAAGCGAACCTCCCTCTCCCCTATTGAATGCGCCACCATTTATTATGAGCGGATGAAAAATCCTGAGTCTGTCAGCTATGACCGTAGCCACTTGATCCAGACGTTCAGCAGAGGCCGTAAAAATAACGCGCCCATACTTGACGTACATCAAGTTGTGCTTTATCAGAAAGATCTGGACTATATCACAGAGGCGCGCCGAAAGTATCATATCAACTACGCACAATTACGTGTTCTGTTTGGGGTGATATTCTTCTGCCGACTGTATGGAAGTGATACCTTTGCCTTGGATACCGAGTTTAAAATGAAACGTTTTGGTGGCTGCTTTGAAGAGCAGACAGAGATTATGTATTGTGCTGGGAAGAACTAGGACGACGGCTATAATACAGTGCGAGGCATGAAAGAGATTTCTGACGACTATCACCTGCTGAACAGAACCGGCACTGATGACATTGGATGCTTATACCAGTACCCAAATTTTGCCCTTGATAAGAATGACACGATTGCGTACACGTTTAATGTGACGCTTGAAAACAATCGGCTGAATCTAAGCGCCATAGTGCGAGAGCTATTTGACCCGAAGGAATGTTATTGCATCGTGTGTGGCGAACAGTATCACTCAGAAAAGCCAAATGCCAGCAGATATTGCAAAGGATGTGCGGTAAAGAAAGAACAGGCACGTCTAGCGAAAAAGAATGCGAATCGAAACAAACGACCGAAATGAACTTTAAGTTCTTAATATATGAAAGGGTGTTGTATATTTCCCTTTCGATTATAAATTACAAAGGAGATTTATTATAATGGTTGAAATTACTAAGCGTGAGGCAGAGTATCTGCGTAAGGTTATTCCCGGTGTCCATATCACTCGTACCGTTCATCACTGGTATGCGGAGGAAATCAAGTCTGTGCTGACTCAGCTGCCTGGCAATCCCGAGGCAGAAGAGGCGCTACGCGAACTGAACCGCACCCAGCGTACCAACACCAATTTTGAGATCTGAGGTGGCGCATGGACGAATTTAAAAAAGCGGACGGCGAGACCTTTGATGAATATATGATATGCGGATTGGTGAGGCATGCAGCGAACGTAAGCTGACTTAGAATCAGGCAGCAATTCTGCTGAATGAAGCAACCGGCTCAGACTATGGCGAATGCAGATACCGCAAGACCTATAAGTCGTGGAAAGATGGTTATGACTACGCTATTGATCACGCCAGCGAAGAAACGATCCAGAACGAACTGCAGCGATTGAAGATTGAAAAAATCAAATTACAAGATGAACGCAATGCAGCAAACAAGGTATATCGCGATGTTGCCCGTGCCGAATCCGTCAAGGAATTGATTCTGAAGAACGTTGCTCCGTATAACCCCGACAATTTTCTGAATGTTGTGCAGTACGAAGACAGCAGTCACGATGTGATTGTGTGTTTGTCTGATTTACATGCTGGCGCTGGTATTGATTCTGCATGGAATAAGTTCAACAAGGATGTCCTAAAGGCTCGGCTTGAGAGTTATGCTGCACAGGTGTTCAATATCGTAGCGCGACATGCAGCCGAAAAGATTCATGTGCTGCTGTTGGGTGACCTGATCAATGGGCATATCCATGTTAATACCCGCGTGCAGAACAATGAAAACAGCATTGAGCAGGTTATGACGGCTGCAGAGCTGGTAAGTAATTTTGTTGCTACACTGTACGAGGTATGCCAGCATATTGACGTGTATTCTGTGAGTGGTAATCATTCACGAGTATTTCCCAGCAAAGAGGATCAGGTAGCAGGTGACGAACTTGAAGCACTGATTCCGTTCTATATGAAGGCACGGTTACAAAATCTAGCTGGCATTGATGTCAAGACAGAGAAACTCGATCCGACTTTTGGTGGCTTTAAGGCCAGGAATAGTCTTGTGATGTACGCACATGGAGATAAAGACTCCCCTGCTAACGTCGTTGAGCACCTGACACTGATGGTGAAGCAGCCAATCGACATGGTGTTCCTTGGTCACCGCCACACAAACGGCATGACAACGGTGCATGGTACGAAGGTTATTGAGAGCGGCTGCGTTTGTGGCAGCGATTCCTACGCAATTGGACTGCGTAAGAATGATGTGCCGCAACAGGCGGTGGCTGTAATCGATGACAGCGGCCTTGAATGTCTGTACGATGTCAAACTGGAGAAGCCAGCGAAGATAGTAATTTAATAGAGATTTTTGATGCCCTGGGCTACGGCCTGGGGCATTTTTATATGTCGCAGGTGACAGCGCCGGTGTGCTGACCAGCCTCATAAGCTGTGTTTAGATGCGTTCGACTCGCATACCTGTACCCACAAAAATAAATTAAAAAGGAGGGTTTCAAATTAGAGATGGAAGAAAAATATCACAAAGATTTAGGAGGCGATTACTTCTACTGCTATTCCAGACGGACAGCGCTGTTTGTTCGCGCTATGGGAATTTTTTACGAAGAGATTGGAGAGCACCCGGTAACTGGCTCTGTATATACAAAATTCCGCAAGACGAAAAAACTGAATGAAGTTTTAAAACTATAGGATCAGATCAAATATCGCTTCGATGATATGATGGACGATGGAACGGTGGTGATTGGCTATGGCCAGAGTTGCCGCAGATAAGAAACCGCCCCGTATCAAGGTTCCGCCGTCCTGGAGTGGCGGCAAGTGTATGTGTTGTGGGAAGATCTATAACGTGCGTAAAGGAAATTTCTCAAAAACGCAGAGCCAATGGTTTATGGGTAATGATGGATATCTCCCATGGTGCAATGAGTGTCGTGAGCGCATGTTTGAGTTTTACGCCAAGAAATATAACGACGAGGACGAAGCAATCGACCGTCTGGCTATGATGTTTGACACCTATGTTGATGATAAACTGTTGGAGGCTTCTGAGCATTCTACCGCATCCGCTTTGAAGATCAACACTTACATGGGACGGCTCAATATGCGCCAGGTCGCTGGTAAATCCTATGATAATGTGATCGATCGGAAGAAAAAAGAAGCCTTAGCTGCTGGTCGTACTGCAAATACAAAAGTGACACAAAAAATGAGAAATTTCTGGGGCGCTGGTCTGGATGAACAAGATTATTTATTCCTCGATGATCACTACCAGAACCTTATTACACGCCATGAATGCAAGACAGCCGCACAGGAGATTCTGTTTAAGCGCATTGCGAAGGCAGAGCTTAACTGCGAAAAGGCGGATGCGACTAGTGACACCAAAAAGATCAAGGAAGCAAACGATAACCTACAAAACCTGATGGGTTCTGCCCAAATCAAGCCGAACCAGACGAACGATAACGCACTGGCCGAGACGAATACTTTTGGCACGCTGATTCAGAAATAGGAAGAGGAAGAGCCGATTCCAGAACCGTCGCCAGAGTGGCAGGACGTTGATGGTATCGGTAAGTATTTCAGAGTATGGGTTCTGGGTACTTTGCTTAAGATGTTCAACTTAAAGAATCCATATCAAGACGAATTTGACGAAGAGTTTGAACGATATACTGCTCATAAACCAGAGACAAATGAGGACGATGCCACAGATACCAGCCTCCGCGAAACTATTTTCGGTATTGGCGAAGGCGGTGGTTCCGCATGAGTAAAGAGAAATTAACAGATAAGGAAGTAGCGAATACAAAATCAGAAAAAATAATGAACGCAGTTGCACTGAGGGCATCATTCTATAGAGCGAATCCTCAGCGGTTTGCAAAAGACTATTTAAACCTGACATTGAAGCCATTCCAAGAGCTACTATTGTTTTTAATGGTGAGATGTACCGGCTTTTGTTTCATTGCCGCTCGCGGCCTTGGTAAGTCATTTCTAACCGCAGTTTTCTGTGTAATTACATGTATTTTATGGCCTGGTTCCAAGGTTTGTATCGCCTGTAAAGTAAGAAGCCAATCTATCAGTATTTTGGATGAAAAGATAATGAAGGAGATCTACCCAAATAGTCCCCTTCTACGATCTGAAATCAAAAAGGTCGATATCAACAATCAAAAGGCGGAAATTATATTTAGGAACGGCAGCTATATCAAAGTTGTCACTGCAACAGATAGCAGTCGTGGTAGTCGAGCTACGCTTCTTATATGTGATGAATATAGATTACTCTCTAAAGATGTTATCGATTTGATCTTGAAGAAGTTCCTAAATATTGTTCGTCATCCTGGATATTTGGACAAGCCACAATATGCACATCTTGCAGAGCGAAACAAAGAATTTTACCTAAGTTCTGCTTGGTTCCAAAACCATTGGAGCTATGAAAAATGTCAGGACTACTTCGTAAATATGATCGACTTTAATAAAAAATATTTTTGCGTATCCTTCCCGTATCAAATGTCAATCAAGAGCGGCTTGTTGTTGAAAGAAGCTGTAGAGGACGAAATGAGTGAATCCAGTTTTTCTGATTTGACGTTTGCAATGGAGAATGAATGCAAGTGGCTTGGTGCTACTGAGGGTGGACTCTTTCAGTTTGATGATATCAATAAAACACGCGTCATTGAAAAGGCGTTCTACGCACCGAATCTTTTACTTAATCAAGCTGCTATGGACGTGCCGAAAAAGAAAAATGGCGAAGTGCGAATTCTCACCGCAGATATTGCATTGATGAGCAGCCGCAAAAATGACAACGACGCAACCAGTATCTTTTTGAACTGTATGCTGCCGAATAAATCAGGGCGCTATACCAGCAACTTTGTCTATTCAGAGAACGTTGAGGGTATGAGTGCGCAAGACCAAGTATTAAAACTACGACGGTATTTCGATTACTTCAACTGTGATTATATCGGGGTTGACTGTAGAGGTGTTGGATTACCTCTGGTTGACCTGTTGATGCGCGATATGTATGACCCAGAAACAGGCGAAACGTATCCTGCGATTAGCTGCTGCAACAATCAAGAAATCGCATCTCGCTGTTCTGACAAAAATGCCAAAAAGGTCATCTAGGCAATTATGGGCAGCTCTCAGTTTAACAGTGATGTAGCCATTGGATTACGCAGCGGTTTTCAGCAAGGACGTATCCATCTGCTTCAGAGTGAGTACGGATGTGAAGATCAGTTGCGCAAAATCTATAAAGGCTATGATAAAATGTCGCCTACTGAACGAGCCGCACTACAGATGCCATATATCAATACCGGGCTTGCTGTAAACGAACTCGTAAATCTGGGCTACGAAACCGTGAATAACGTTATCAAAGTCAAGGAGAAATCTGGCTGCCGTAAAGACCGCTACTCTTCCCTGTCTTACAACTATTACATTGCGCAGCAAGTTGAACGAAGCATGGAGAAGAAGAATAAAAAGCCAACTTCGCTCACGTTTAACTTTAGAGCGCCTGTGTTAAAGAAGGGAGGACTGTAATGGCTGAAGATAAAATGCAGAAAAAGGTCCGCGTAACAAATGCCAAAGATGGTAAGACCTCTTATGTAACATATCAGGATCTTGTCAATGGTGTTTATGCGAACCTGTCACATATCGGTATCCGCAATCTGGCATCGAGTACCGACACAAATCCGACGTATACAAAATATACTAAGAATCAGATCGTCACCTATCTTGGCAACCCAGCTAACTATGAGAAGCAGCTACGAAATATGAGTAAATATCTATTCAATATTTCAAACTACTATCGCCGACTGATTCAATATTTTGCGAATATGTCTACATATTCTTACACGATCTCTCCGTATGGACTTGATCGTTCTAAGACAATTAACGTCAATAAATTTAAGAAGGCATATTATTCTGCTGTAACAGCAGTTGAGCTGATGAATATCCCACACGAAGCCACGAAGATACTGACAATTGCATTCCGCGATGACGTTTACTATGGCTATGCGTGGGAGACGAATGATAGTTTTGTTTTTCAAAATCTTAATGCAGACTATTGTAAAATAAGTAGCATTGAGGACGGCGTTTATAATTTTGCTTTTGATTTTTCTTACTTTGATTCCAACAAAGACAAACTACCTAACTATCCGCCGGAGTTTGAGACGATGTATAACCAATATAAGGCTGACTCGCAGAACTACAAGTGGCAGGAGCTGGACAGTTCTAAGTCCATCTGCATCAAAGTAAACGAGCATGATTATATCCCCATTCCCCCATTTGTGAGTTTGTTTAGTGCGCTTGCCGATATTGAAGACTACCGTGCCATCAGTAAAAATGCAAGTGAGACCAATAACTATAAAGCGCTGGCAATGGAGATCCCAGTGAATGATGCTGACGGCTCTTTCCTGATCGACTATGATACAGCAAAAGAGTTCTATGACATGATGAGTAATGTACTGCCGCCGAATATTGGCGCAATTCTTACTCCTATGAAGATCAGTAGCTGGAACTTTGAAAAGAGCGGCGTGAACAGTGACTCTAAAGAGGTCGCAAATGCTGAGGCCACATTCTTTACAGGCGCTGGCGTGAATAAGAATCTGTTCGGCGGTGGCGAAGATCCTTCTGCTACTACCCTGCAGCTGTGTACTGTGAATGACCAGGAGATCGTGTTTGCAGTGATGCGACAGTTGGAACGCTGGATCAATCGCAAGCTTAAGAGCGTTTCCAGTTCTTATAGGTTCCGCCTAAACTTCCTACCAGTCACTCATTATAACGTGACCGAGATGCATGAAAGATATCTCAAGGATGCCACCTATGGTATGCCGACTCGAACCGCCGCTCTTGCAACTACTGGTTATGCGGGCAGCGATTATGAAAATATGACTTATCTTGAAAATGAGATTCTGGGACTTAGTGCTGGTGAAACACCGCTCAAGAGCTCCAATACTCAGTCTGGTTCCGCCGGGGATGAAGGCGGCCGCCCAACAAACGCAAGTAAGGGCGAGGGCCTGTCTGATGCTGGCAATGTAAGCGCTGATAGACAGGAGGCATAAGATGAGTCAGGAGATTTATGAAGTTATCGTACACGGAGCGCACTCTGCCGGGATGGCAAAGTTCCTGACCGACCGTGGTG